TAGCACTCTTTTCAGGGAATATTTTATAGATTGCCATAGTTAGTAATTACTACATATAAATATGGTAACTACCAAACTATTTTACGCTAATAACGCGTGATATTCTTTAAAATGCTTAATACGATCAGCAAGACCAATAGTACCACCATTAACACGTTTAGTAATTTGTGTAACAACTGCATCAGTTGCACCACCATCTGCTAATTTATGTAAACCATTTTTATTAAAGAACCAAGCAGCAGACAACAATGCATATTTTCCTGCTACTACTGTAGGATCTTTTGTTAAGTCTTCATTAATAGATTTACCAAATGCAGTATAGTTATCTTTACCTGTCAATTGGATATAACCACGACCACAATACTTAGCACCATCACCAGATGCTTCAGGACCATTACCCATTCTACCACCATATACTTTGTTAGCAATTTTTTCTGGTTTGCGTTCGTATTGTTTAGCTAATGCTTCAGTTGGGAAATACTTTTTGAATATACCCATTAAACCTTTAGCACTATAATTTAAATTTTCTTTTGTTAAACGGAACCCACCAGATTCATGACCACACTGAGCTAAGAAATGAGCTAAACGTAATGGAGTATTGATTTGAAATTTTTCCATTACAGCTGGAATTTGAGCTATTACAGCATCAGGAACATGTCCTTTTAATTTTTCTAAATTCATATTTTAATTTTTATAAAGTTATAACTCTACCTTGAATATCAGTATTAGGATATCTAACTTCAAATATAGCTGGGTCTAGTGAAGGGTATATATTTCCTTTTTTAGTAGCTCCTGCAATATCATATCCATAAGGAGAATAGTTTCCTCCTTGTTTATTAACAATTTCTAATTTTGATACAGATTGAACTCCTCTAATTTGTAATAATTTAGATGTAATATCTGAAAGTATTATTGGTTGATTAATTTGCCATTTATCTATATTAAAGTGATCTTTTAAAGCAGCTATACAATTAGTTAATACGTCTTTATTAGAATAACCATTTAATACAGTAATATCAAAATTAACTCCAATGTTAATATAGAAAGCATCTTTAATATTAATAGCATCAGTAACCATTCTATATTGATTCATATAGGTTACTAAATTATTTTTTAAAGTTTCTGAACTTGTAATTAAGTTTTTATTTGAATTATATGCTAATATATATAAATCTAAAGCTAAAGGATTATTTGATTGAACATTAGCTACTGTTTGTTGATAATTTCTATTAAAATCTTGGGAAATATAAGCTTTAGCTATAGTTCCATAATCAGCAGGCATTGATAAAGCTCTGATTATATAATCATCTTTAGTTACAGATCTTAATTGAGTTGAGAATGAATATAAAGCGTTTTGTCTAATTTCATCTGATGTATCTCCGTTTCTACCTCCTGTAGATGGAGATGGATTTGATGATACTATGCTACTTAATACTGATCCTGATAAAGGTCCAGCATTGTTTTTAAAGTAAGCTGTTGATGTATCTATTGTAGTTAAATCATTAGCTGGTATATTTGATGTAATACCACCGCCAACTAGATATCTTACTGTTAAAGAACCTGAAGGAACTAAGCCATATTCTTGAGAAAAGAAAACAGAAGCCTCATTGTAATTATTAGTCAATAAAGAAATTCCAGGTACACTACCTGATTGAATATTACCTGGTGTTGGAATAATTTGACTATCTGTTTTATCTGTAGTAATTCCAGCTCCAAATTCTAATTGTAATGAATTATCTGATAATATACGAGATACAAAACGTCTAGGTGACTTTTGTAACTGTAATAAATAAGGAGTTTGATCAGTACTATATGAAGGATTAGCTATTTTTTCAAATATAGTAGATTGAGCTAAGTAAGGAACTTCATACCATACATTTCCGTCACTACCAGTAACATTTAATATTTGTAATATATTAGTATCAGTAATAGTAGCTGTTGCAAATTTTTGGTTTGGAGGAAAAGAAACAGTAGCTGATTTTATTTCTGCAGATATAGCGGGAACAGATTTTTTAAATAAATAATAATCATTATTATAGTAAGTAATTTCAGTACTTCCTGTATCAGTAAAATCTACTTGTTGAGTAGTTAAAAATTTAGTACCCGTGGTAGCAGATGTTAAAGAAGTATTTTCTGGTATTATTAAACCATAAGTCACATAATCGGGAGTTGATACTCCGGCACTTGAAGTAGCAGGTACTAATTGATATATATCTACAGTAGTATTAGAAGCATAAGATGCTTTAGGACGATAACCCATTACATATGCTTGAGCATATAAATTCTCTTTTTCTTTAGCATATAACAAGAAATTTTCTTGTACTTGAGTATCAAGATAAAATGACATTACATCACCAACATAAGAGGACATTTCAATAAATAAATTTCCAGGCGTTGCCTCAGAAAAATCATTATACGTTGTTGGAAAATAAGTTTTAGCATATTGTTGTAATGCTGCTTTAAACGACGTAAAATCTTTATTTAAATACGATATATTTTTATCTTCGTTAGCCATTATTATGTGAATTGTACTGTTACTTGATCAGGTGAATTTGAAATATTTAATCGATAATCGATAGTTAAACTTACTAAATTGTTATCAACATCTGGGCTTAAAGTAATATTGGTAATTGTAACTTCAGGAACATACAATGATACATTACTCAAAATATCATTTCTTAAAGTTTCTACATTATTATCGGTAATTCCTTCAAATAAAAATCCTTTTAAACCACATCCAAAATTAGGATTCATTACTCTTTCACCCTTACTTGTTAATAACAAATTAATTAAATTAGATTTAACTTGATCTTTAGTAGTATAAGTACTATTAAATACACCAGATGCATTAAAAGGTAGTGATACCCCAATAGCAATGTTTTTTTGTAAATCTAATGGATTTACTCGTATTGTTTGAGGTATTGGCATATTATCCTAAATTACTTAATCCTGCTTTATCTTGAGCAGTCATGTTATTAGCAGCATCTAATATAAAAGCAGCAAATGGATTACCACCTTCAGAAGTATCTACTTTTAAAGTATTTTGTTGAGGTTGTTCATACCCAAACATAGCTCCCATTTTACTTGATAATTGATTACGAACTGCTGGATTTGCAGGTACATCATTACTAGTAAAAGTCATAGTGCGGTTTTCGCGTAATGCTTTTTTTTCTTGTTTAGCCATATGCTCTTCAAGAATATATGGTAATTCTTCATGAATAGCATCAATAACTGCTTCTTTGATTAATTTTTTAAATACTTTGATGTTCATAATTATAAATATTTATCCTTGTAAATTTTTTTGATCTATTATTAGTTTTAATTGTTCTACTAAATCATTAGGATCTAAAGTAAATGATAATTCACTTTTTAACACTTCTGTTCCATCACGGTTAACAGCTACAGCGTAATGGCGTTTATTTCCTTTAACAATAACTGCTTGTTGAGCACCTAATGTTTGCTCTTCTTTAATTTTAAATTTAAATCCTTTATACTCACCATATTGATCAACGTTAGTAAGTAATGAACTAGTTAAATCTGTTAATTCTTGTTGGTTTAATTCAGTTAATACTTTGCTATCTAATAATTTATTAACTTGATTTAATCTTTCAATTAATTCATTCAATTTAAATATTTCATTCTCTAACAAAACACTAGCTATAGCTAATAATGCACTTAAAGCAATAATTAATTTATTAGCTCTTTCTATTTGTTTTACAATTTTTAATATTAAATTAACAGGTATTCCAATACCAGGAGGTACAGCAGTTGGAATAGGAATTGCTGACAGTACAGCTACAAGTGCACTAAATATAGCTAGATAGGTACTTATTTGTTGCAATGTTTGTTGTAATGACTGTAACTTATTAATATTATTGTTTATTAAAGTAACAGTACTATTTCTTAAATTAGTAGCTATTGTTATAGTTTCTGGAGTGTTTGCTTGGTCTATATATGCATTTACTTGATCAACTAATTCTTCTAACCTTTTTCTTTGAGATAATACAGCAGCAAATTTATTTGCTAATTGTAAAGCTATAATAGGTGCTAATGTTTTAGCTGTATTTAAAGCTAGTTTTTTAATTCTATCTTTATTAATTTTTATTTTTCTACCTTTAATCCTTGTTTTTAATTTTTTAATATTGCTTTTTAATTTTAATCTCTCTGCTTTAATTTTCTTTAAAGGATCAGATATAAAGTTTGCTATATCATCTTGTATTGCTAATATTTGATTATTTATATCTTGTTGCTTAGTTAAATAAGAATCATTTTCAGCAGCTACAGCTTCATTATATAATTCAGCTGTTGGTATTTCTCCGTTTTTATAAAGAACCTCTAATCGTTTTAATTCAGTAGGATGATTTAATTCAAGTTGAATTTTATCATCTTTTAATTTATCTAATTTTTTATATAATTCATCTAATTTTCCACTTACTGCAGAAACTATTTTATCTTTTGCTTTATTTTTTAGTTGATCACCAAAAGTTTTAATAGCAGAAGATGATGATATTGTTTTTAGTATATCAGGTGATATTAAAGAGGATATATTAGTAGACATTAGGCTGTGTAATTTTTTGTTGATAGTATATCTATTAACCTCCCAGAAATTTTATTCAAATCATCTAACAATCCTGTAGAAGCTGTATTAATATCAATAAGAGGAGAACCTTCAGAAGTAGCTACTGCACTAGAAAGAGCAGCACTAAATTCAGATAATCCTTCAATTAAATCTGATAATAAATAAACTGTTTTATTTCCTAATAATAATGGTTCTACAGGTAAATCATAATTAACAGTTCCTAAGTATATTGAATCGCTATTTAAATGTATTTTACCAGCAGCATTTAAATTAATAGTATTATTTGTACTTAATTCAATATTTGTTTTTCCAAATAATAATACATCATCTTTTTTGGAATTTATAACAACTCTATCACTATTTATAATAACTTGAGATCCAAAATATTCCGATACTTGGATAGCTTGTGGTTTTATTGGGTTTGGGAATACTCCTACTTTACTAAAAGGACCTATTTCTAAAGGAATTTTTTGTGTGCTTGTCAAATAAATAGAAGAAGAATCTTTATTTATCTGTTCAACATAAAATTGTTTTTTAGGATCGTATGATAATCCATTTGTTAATATAGTAATAGGATCATACTCTTCTCCTGTTTTACTCCATTCATTTATGTTTCTATATAATTTAGTAGTTGAACTAAATCTTAAAGAACTTCCTTGTCTACCTTGTACAATATGGTCTCCTTCAAATGACAGTAAAGGTCTTACATTTGGATTTGGTTTAAACGTAATACCAACATTACTATTACTAGAAGCTAGTTGAGAGTTATCTTGACTATTACCCCATAATTTAATAGTACTGATATAGTATTTTTGAGAAGGATTGTCTGCTACTTGAGATGAAGGAGAAGGTAAATTTTCTAAATAAACTAACTCACCTATAAGAGGAAAATACTGAAGTTGTGGATTAAGAGGTTTTGCTGTTTTACAAGTACTTAAAAAAGAATCATCAAAACTACCTGTTATGTTTTTTGATTGGTTGTAGTTAAGATAAAATATAGTACCTACTCCATTAAACCCACCTGCTTTCTTAAACATTTCAACAGTAGGAGTATTTTCAGTTGTTACCACACCATACACTTTTCCTACTAGAGCATTTGCTT